ATAATGTATTTAGAACGTTCTATGATATGCGAGGTAAAAAAAAAGACAGTAGATCTAAATTTATAGATAATATGTACTTTGTTGCACCAGATCAAATTTATTTGTACCAACAAGACAATAAATGGTGTGCGTTTGGTGATAGATGTTTTGTAAACCCTATTGTAGATAATAACAGCCTCACACTAGATAAAGAGAGAAAACTTATAGGAATACTAAAATACGGTAATAGTTCCTTAAAAGCTATTAATATCAACCCAGGAGCCTTAGTAGGGTATAAACCTTATGGGGAATTTGAATTTGTTATTGATAATGAAAGGCTATATTGTATGAAATCAAATGATATTGTAATCGAATATGAACGTAAAGGAGACGAAAGAAAATATAATCCGAGCTGGAGCAGTGGCAGTAACCGAATTAATTAAAATAGCGAAAGCCCCAATAGTTGACAACGGAGATGACTTAAGTGCTGATAAATTACGATCTGCAGCGGCCACTAAAAAACTTGCTATTTTCGATGCATTTGAAATACTAAAAAGGATTGAAGACGAAGAAAACCTACTTAATGATAGACCTTTAGAAAGAGCGGATAAAAAAGCTTTTGGTGGTTTTGCAGAAGGTAGATCTAAATCTAAATAATGTACCAACATAACTTATACCAAGTACTTGTTAACCACGTAAAACCTAAAGTTATAAAGACTAAGAATAGGTATAAAAAGTGGGCTTACGGATACAATGAAGAGTTTGATATGGTTGTTATCAGTAAGACTGGGGAAATTGGTGAAATATACCAAATCCAGAATCTTAAAATAGCTTTACCAGCTGAAAAAAACGTAGTTCACCATAAGAGTAATAAGTGGGAACTTGAAGAATATCCAAAGTCATTAAGTAATATTAAAACTATTTTTGACTGGGAAAAGTACTCAAACTCTTTTAAAGAAAAATGGTATGGATATATTGACGAAGAGTTCCAAAGACGTGAAGAGGGTTTTTGGTTTTTTAATAAAGACAAGCCTACTTATATTACTGGTACTCACTATATGTACTTGCAATGGTCCAAGATTGATGTTGGGAACCCAGATTTTAGGGAAGCAAACAGACTATTCTTCTTATTCTGGGAAGCTTGCAAAGCCGATACAAGGTGTTACGGTATGTGTTATCTTAAGAACAGACGTTCAGGATTCTCTTTCATGGCCTCGGGTGAAACCGTTAATATGGCAACAATATCCACAGACTCTAGGTTTGGGATACTGTCAAAGTCAGGGCCTGATGCAAAGAAAATGTTTACCGACAAGGTTGTACCAATATCCGTTAACTACCCATTCTTTTTCAAACCGATACAAGACGGTATGGACAGGCCAAAGACAGAGCTCGCTTACAGGGTTCCGGCTTCAAAATTAACAAGGAGAAGCATAACAACTGATGATCACCCAGATGAATTAACCGGCTTAGACACAACAGTCGACTGGAAAAATACAGGGGACAACAGTTATGATGGTGAAAAATTAAAGTTACTAGTGCATGATGAGAGCGGGAAATGGGAGAGACCTAATAATATATTAAATAACTGGCGAGTTACTAAAACTTGTTTAAGGTTAGGGTCAAGGATTATAGGTAAGTGTATGATGGGATCTACTTCAAACGCTTTAGACAAAGGAGGTAATAACTACAAGAAATTATATTATGAATCAAATGTTGAGAAAAGAAACCGCAATGGACAGACTAGCTCAGGACTATATTCTTTGTTCATACCTATGGAATGGAATTACGAAGGATACATTGATTCTTATGGATTTCCTGTATTCGATACACCGAAAGAGAAAGTTGTAGATAGGTTTGGAGACTCTATTAGAATAGGGGTTCTTGAATTCTGGCAGAACGAAGTCGATGGCTTAAAGAACGATCAGGACGGCTTAAATGAATTTTACAGACAGTTTCCTAAAACAGAGGAACACGCTTTCAGAGATGAAGCTAAAGAATCTTTATTTAACCTTACTAAAATATACGAACAAATAGATTACAATGCGGACTTAAGAAATACCTCGGTAGTAACTACTGGTAGTTTTCAATGGGAGAATGGGGTCCTAGACTCTCGCGTATTGTTCATCCCAAATAAAGACGGTAGATTCAGGATTTCCTGGGTACCTTCCGTTAACTTACAAAACCGCGTGCAATTAAAGAATGGTACAAAGCATCCCGGCAATGAACACTGTGGGGCATTTGGTTGTGATAGTTATGATATATCAGGTACAGTGGACGGTAGAGGATCTAATGGATCACTACACGGATTGACAAAATTCAGCATGGAAGATGTACCACCTAATCATTTCTTTTTAGAGTATATATCTAGACCACAAACAGCTGAGATATTTTTCGAAGATGTATTAATGGCTTGTGTATTTTATGGAATGCCAATATTATGTGAGAATAACAAACCTAGATTGCTATATCACTTCAAAAGAAGAGGGTACAGGGGATATTCAATGAACCGTCCAGATAAGGTTTGGAATAAATTATCAGTAACAGAAAGAGAAATAGGTGGAATACCTAACACTAGCGAAGATATAAAACAAGCACACGCAGCAGCGATAGAAACATACATAAATTCGCATGTGGGCATAACAGATAACGGATATGGAGATATGTATTTCCAAAGAACCTTAGAAGACTGGGCTAGATTTAACATTAACAACCGAACAAAACACGATGCATCTATCAGCTCTGGTTTAGCTTTAATGGCTTGCAACAAGAACAGATATACACCGGTTGCAGTCAAAGAATATAAGAGTATAAACCTCGGTATAAAGAAGTACAACAATGCTGGGACATTTTCAAAAATGATATAATAAATGAAAGTACAGACTAATAGTAATAGTTCATTTCCTAGTCAAGTAGTTAGTGATGAAGAAAAATCATCACGGGAGTATGGAACTCAAGTAGCTAGAGCTATTGAAGGGGAATGGTTTCAAGGAGGTAGATCTGGTAACAGATACGCTCAAAGTTACAGCAACTTTCATCAATTAAGATTATACGCTAGAGGAGAGCAGAGTATACAAAAATACAAAAACGAACTATCTATTAACGGGGATTTATCTTATCTTAATTTAGATTGGACACCTGTACCTGTTATAGCTAAGTTTGTAGATATTGTAGCGAATGGTATGTCTAATAAGTCTTATGACATAACTAGCTATGCGCAAGATCCTTTCTCTGTAAAAAGTAGGACAGATTATGCAGCTGCTGTAGAACAGGATATGAATACCAAGAAAGCATTGCAGAATATGCAACAAGAGCTCGGTATGGATTTCTCAATGACAGGAGACCTAGAATCTTTACCAGAGAGCAGAGAGGAGTTAGATGTACACATGCAAATGACTTACAAAGCTAACGTTGAAATAGCAGAAGAAGAGGTTATCAACAACGTACTAGCCTACAACAAGTATGATCAAATAAAAAAGAGATTAGCACACGATTTAACAGTTATAGGTATTGCAAGTTCTAAAACTAGATTTGACAAATCAGAGGGTATAAAAATAGAGTATGTGGATCCCGCTTATATGGTTTACTCCTATACAGAAGATCCTAATTTTGAAGACATCTATTATGTTGGAGAAATTAAATCAATTCCACTAGCAGAACTAAAGAAACAATTTCCTAATATATCTGAAGAGGAGCTAGCTAAGATACAAAAAATGCCAGGTAACTCTCAGTATATAACTGGGTGGGGCAATTATGATAAAAATACGGTTCAAGTTATGTACTTTGAGTACAAAACATATATGAACCAAGTGTTTAAGATTAAGAAAACAGAACAAGGTTTAGAAAAAACCTTACAAAAAAATGATTTATTTAATCCTCCAGAGAATGATAACTTTGAAAGAGTTTCTAGAACAATAGAGGTTTTATATACAGGAGCTAAGGTATTAGGTAATGATCATATGTTAGAATGGAAACTAGCAGAAAATATGACTAGACCTTTCGCTGATACTACTAAAGTAGAAATGAACTACTGTATCTCTGCTCCTAAAATGTATAAAGGGCGTATTGAATCCTTGGTTAGTAGAATCACAGGGTTTGCAGATATGATCCAAATAACCCATCTTAAACTCCAGCAAGTGCTATCTAGGATAGTACCGGATGGGGTATTTTTAGATATGGATGGTTTAGCTGAAGTAGATTTAGGTAATGGAACAAATTACAATCCCGCAGAGGCTTTAAATATGTATTTCCAAACGGGTTCTATCGTAGGTAGGTCGTTGACGCAGGAAGGCGGAATGAACGGAGGCAAAATACCTATTCAAGAATTATCTTCCTCATCAGGGCAAGCTAAAATACAAAGTTTAATTGGTACATACCAATATTATTTACAGATGATACGTGATGTTACAGGTCTTAACGAAGCTAGAGACGGTAGCGCTCCTGATAAGAATGCTTTAGTAGGATTACAAAAGATAGCTTCTAATGCTTCCAATACCGCTACTAGACACTTAATGGATTCATTACTATACCTAGCCGTTAGAACTTGTGAGAATATTAGTTTAAAGGTAGCAGATGTAATTGCAAATCCTTTAACAGAAAACTCATTACTAAATTCTATAAGTACATTTAATGTAAAAACATTAGAGGAATTAGTGAACTTACAATTACACGATTTTGGTATATACCTTCAAATGGAACCAGAAGATGAAGAGAAAGCTTTACTAGAACAAAATATACAAATGGCTCTACAAACAGGAGCAATTGCTTTGTCAGATGCTATAGATGTACGGGAAATAAAAAATATGAAGTTAGCGAATCAGTTTATAAAACTCCGCCAAACTCAAAAAATAAAGAGAGAACAAGAACAACAGCAAGCAAATATACAAGCACAAGCACAGGCTCAAGCAGAGACCGCGGAAAAAGTAGCGATGTTTGAAGTTCAAAAACAACAAGCGCTCACAGCTGAAAAAGTTAGTTTAGAACAAGCTAAAAACCAATTTGCTATAAGCAGATTACAAGCAGAAGCCCAGATCAAAAAAGAGTTAATGGCAGAGGAATTTAATTACCAAATGCAACTAGCTCAAATGCAAGCAAATGTACTAAGATCTAAAGATACTGAATCAGAAGATCGTAAAGACAAAAGAATTAAAATGCAGGGAACCCAACAATCTGAGTTAATCGATCAAAGATCACGTGATTCTTTGCCTAAAGACTTCGAGTCTGCTGGTAACGATAATCTAGATGGATTTGGTTTAGAACAGTTTGGGCCTAGTTAATAACTATCTAATTACTTAATTATATTATATCATGTCAGAAGAAAAAAAAGAAGGGGATTTTAAAATAAAATCAAAACCCAAAATGAAAAGCCTTAACAAACCTCCAGAGGTAGCGAAGGTAGATTTATCAAAACCAAAAGAAATAGCGGTCGCAGGCGAACCTATTAAGGTTATAATTGCAGAAGCAGAGATTGCCAACCCAGTCCAGGAAGTTGTGGAAGAGGTTGTTATAGAAGAAGAAGTAACCAATGTAGGGGAAATAACACCTGAGCAGCAGCCTGTTGCGGAAGTTGCAAAAGAATTAAAGAAAATATATCCTGACAATATAGAAAAATTAGTAGCCTTTATGGAGGAAACTAACGGGACTATAGAGGATTATGCAAGGTTAAACGCGGATTACTCTAACGTGAATGACGATACATTATTAAAAGAGTATTATAAAAGAACTAAGTCGCATTTAGATGCTGATGAGATCAATTTTTTAATGGAGGATAAATTCTCTTTTGACGAAGACATCGATGATGATAGAGATATCAGGCTTAAAAAACTAGCAATTAAAGAAGAGGTTGCAAAAGCAAAGAACTTTTTAGAACAGACGAAGAGTAAATACTACAGTGAGATCAAGTTGAGACCCGGAGTAACTCAAGACCAACAAAAAGCGACAGACTTTTTCAACCGATATAATCAAGACCAAGAGAATGCTGTGAAGCAACACGAGGACTTCAAACAACAAACCAATAAATATTTCACCAACGACTTCAAAGGTTTTGATTTCAAATTAGGTGAGAAGAAATTTAGGTACGGAGTACAAGACCCAGGGAAAATCGCAGAGAGCCAATCTAACATTAACAATTTTGTAGGGAAGTTCCTAGACAAAGCAGGTAATGTAACGGATGCACAAGGCTATCATAAAGCACTCTATATGGCTTCTAATGCAGATACTATTATCAACCATTTTTATGAACAAGGAAAATCAGATGCTACCAAAGAAATTATTAGCAGCTCGAAAAATCCAAGTTCAGCACCGCGCGAGGCTTCCAAATCTGGGGAATTCGTTAATGGAATAAAAGTAAAAATATTAAACCCACAAGGTAATGATTCTTCTAGATTGACAATAAAGAAAATTAGAATTTAAAAACAAAAAACAATTATGGCTTTATCACCAGTATTCGGCTCAATTAAACCGAGCCAAAAACAACAAGCCCTATCTGATAACTACTTAAGTTTTACAGACGGGAGCAATGACTTCGCACAACAATACCTACCTGAAGTCTACGAACAAGAAGTAGAGCGCTACGGAAACAGAACTTTATCTGGATTCTTACGTATGGTTGGGGCTGAAATGCCAATGTCATCTGACCAAGTAGTTTGGTCTGAGCAAAATAGACTGCACGTAGCTTACGATGCGGTAACTGTTGCAACTGCAACTACTTTAACCTTTGTATTAAACGCAGCTGCGGGATCTTCTTTTGTGGCGAATGTTATTTCACCTAATCAAACTATCGTAATTTCCAATCCTGTAAACGGATTAGAAGTAACAGCTTTAGTTATTAGCAGTGTAAATACTAGCGCAACTTTAGCTACCTTAACGGTTGCTACTTATACAGGAGCTGACTTAGACGCTACATTCAACGTTCTTGACACTGGTCTTAAGATATTTGTATATGGATCTGAATATAGTAAAGGAACAGGAGATGCTGATATCACATCTATCACACCTTCTTTCACTCAATTTAGTAATTCTCCAATCATCATTAAATCTAAGTATGCGATCTCTGGATCTGATGCTGCGCAGATTGGATGGGTTGAAGTTGCTACTGAGGATGGAACAGGTGGATTCTTATGGTATTTAAAAGCTGAATCTGAAACTCGTTTACGTTTCGAAGACTACTTAGAAATGTCTGTAGTTGAAGGAACTAAAGCTGCTTCAGGATCTGGAGTTGCTAACATCGGAGGGGCAGTATCTAAAAATGGTACAGAAGGATTATTCGCTGCTATTAAATCTAGAGGGAATGTATATTCTGGATTTGCGCCAGCTGCGGGGGTGTTAACTGACTTTGATAACATTCTTAAAAACTTAGATACGCAAGGAGCTATTGAAGAGAACATGTTGTTCGTTAACAGAGATCTTTCTTTAACTATTGACAATATGCTTGCAGGTCTTTCTATAGGTTCTGCTGGAGGTGTTGGTTATGGATTATTTGAGAATTCTCAAGACATGGCATTGAACTTAGGCTTCTCTGGTTTCAGACGTGGATCTTACGATTTCTACAAAACTGACTGGAAATACTTAAATGACGCATCTACTCGTGGAGCTCAAGCGGTATCTGGTATTGACGGAGTATTAATTCCTGCGGGAACTTCTACTGTGTATGATCAAATTTTAGGAACTAACATCAGAAGACCTTTCCTACATGTAAGATATCGTGCGTCTCAATCAGATGATAGAAGAATGAAATCTTGGTTAACTGGTTCTGTTGGAGGTGCTTACACTTCTGATCTTGATGCTATGGAAGTTCACTTCTTATCTGAAAGATGTTTATGTGTACAGGCCGCGAATAACTTCGTAATCTTCACAAACTAGTATTAAAACTACTGTAATACTTACCCTCGTTAAAGCAACGGGGGTATTTATTACCTTTATTAAATTATCTAATCATATCATATAATGGCAAAACAAGTTATAGCAGAAAACAATGAGGTTGCGCCTCAAATAACTAAGGTAGAAGTAAAATCTTCAGAACCTAAAGTACCAGCGTGGGAAGTTAAAGATAGGACTTATATATTAAAAGGACATCACACCCCGTTGACTTACAACTTAATGTCAAAGCACTCACAGAGATTTCCTTTGTTGTGGTTTGATAAAGACTCGGGAGAGCAAAAAGAATTAAGGTATGCAACCAATCAAAATAGCCCATTAGTGGAAGGTCAGAAAGGTGAATCCACTTTAGGACATATCATATTTGAAAATGGTACATTATTTGTGCCTTTACAAAAACAAAATTTACAAAAACTTTTATCTATATACCATCCAGCTTTAAACAATAAGTATTATGAGTTTAATAAAATAACTGAAGCGGGAGATGAATTATATTATTTAGATTTACAAATAGACGCTTTGGTTTCCGCTAGGGAGATGGACATCGATCAAGCAGAAGCTATACTAAGAGTTGAGATTGGATCTGATGTATCCAGAATGGGTAGTAAAGAAATAAGAAGAGACCTATTATTGTTCGCTAGAAAAAACGCAGCATTGTTCCTGGAATTAGCAAATGATGAAAATGTTGTCTTAAGAAACTTCGCGATTAAGGCTACGGAGTCAGGTATAATTAAACTAGCAAGTGACCAAAGAACGTTTACTTGGGCTTCTAATGGTAGAAAATTAATGACTGTCCCTTTTGATGAACACCCATACTCAGCGATGGCTGCATTCTTTAAGACAGACGAAGGTTTAGAAATATATAAATCAATAGAGAAAAAATTCTCATAACATGTAATATTAATAATAACCGATTGCTTATCGTGGTCGGTTGTTATTATAATAAAAAATAAAGCAAATGGCAATAAGTGTAGATACAGTATATAAAACTGTTTTATTATTACTAAATAAAGAACAGCGCGGGTATATGACTCCTACAGAGTTCAACAGTGTAGCTACTCAAGTGCAATTAGAAATATTTGAGAAGTACTTTGAAGATCTGAATCAACAACTTAGAGTACCTCAGGCAGACACAGATTATGCGGACAGGATAGCTAATATAGACGAAAAAATTGCTGTATTTAAAACATTTGGATCCGCTATATATGATGCAACAACTACCCCTGCAACTCCTTATTTTACTCTACCTACAATAGATGGATATGGGAATCCTGTTGGGTTTTATAGATTAGGTGATATTGCATATTCTCCAGTCATAGGTGATTCAGTCGAATTAGAAAGACTACAAAGGAACACATTCTACAATATAGAAAGGTCTGATTTAACTAAATCTACAAAAGCTTTTCCTACTTACTTATACGAAAACAATAAATTATTTGTAAATCCTAAAACTATAACTAGTTCACTGGAAGTTAATTTCGTAAGAAAACCTAAAAGTGTACTCTGGGGGTTTACGACTGGCTCCTTAGGTCAATACCAGTATACTTCAACTACTTCCCAAGATTTTGAACTTATGCCCTCTGAACAAATACTTGTTATATTAAAAATATTACTTTATGCAGGTTTGGTTATAAAAGATCCTACTGTTATACAAGTTGCAGCACAACAAGTTCAATCACAAGAAATAAATAAAAAATCATAATAAATGGGACTTATAACAGAAACTAATCAACAGTACTACGCAGGCTCTCAAACATTTACACTACCAGGGGCTGGTCCAAGTCAAAAGTTTACAACCACATTTGATACTGATTTAGTATTTGGCAGCGGAGACCCACTAGCTGTGAATTATGCTTTAAACAATTTTAAAATATATTTCTCGCTTCCAGGTAATTTAACTTATACTGAATACACTTTACCTTATACTGTAGTTGGGAATACAATAACAATAGAAGAGGATTATGATAGTCCAGTGTTTTTTGCAATTCAACTTAAAAGTTTAAGCGGAGGGAACTATGGGAATAGAGATGCTTACGGAGATACCCTACAAGAAAACTGGGGATCTTATGCTTATATAAAGCTGAATGATATAATTAATAACTTTATAATAGCTTATGTAGGTGTTGGTAAGCTAATTGCTAGCGCTAAAAGGACAGATCTAATATTCCACGCTAAGAGAGCTATGCAAGAATTTAGTTATGACACCCTTAAAAGTATAAAATCACAAGAATTAAATATACCCCCTAGTTTAAGTGTCCCAATTCCTCAAGATTACGTTAACTACGTAAAAATGAGTTGGATAGATAACTCAGGTATAAAACATATTATATACCCAAC